TTCCATTGTCTACAAATCATCTTCTTGCTGGCACTTTCACCAGCAGGTGTGTAATCAAAATTCTCTACACCTGCTCTGGCATCTAAAAAAGTTTCTATTTCATCCGCATCTGTTTCACTTATGTTTTGCCAAGTAAATTGATAAATTTTTAAATTTTGGTTTATACCAAAAGTAGACCTCTGTTGATAACCGTCACCAAACTGTGCAATGCGAATATTTGGCTGTGAATTTTTTCTTGATCCATAAGTAGGATTAACTGTTGTTGGAAAACTAGCCATTAACTTAATAAACCTCCATCCATTTTTTGATTAACTATTTCAGATTGTACTGCTGCTGCTATTAATTCACCTAGCTGATTTGCAGATTGGTCATCACCTTGTACAGACGATCCAGTGGCATCTACATTGACCACTACGTTAGTTGAGCCTCCAAGGGCATGGTTTGGAGTTATATTACCAGATACACCTGGTGTAAACAATTCTGGACCCTTTTCACCAACAATATAAGGTTTCCCACCTGTTACTGGTCCTCCATTTGCTTTAAAAATAGCTCCTAATAAACCTCCTTCCTCTCCAGGAGTAAATGTACCAGCAACATTACCAAAAATTGCTAAATTTAAAAATGAATTTGCCATACTATCTAACACATTTTTCAATGCTTGATTCAAAGTCTGAGTTCCTTGAATTAGTCCTTTTAAAGCATTACCCATATCTTGAGCCATGATATTACTTACTTGTCTCATAGGATCTACCAATGCTTTTGCATTAGCAACAACTTGTTCTTGCAAATTTACTTGAGCCTCTAATTTATCTATAGCGTCATCATGTAAATTATTTTCAGTACCTTTATTATCTAATTTTAATCTTTCTAAGTCATTTTGTAAGTTTGTTAATTTAAATTCCTCTTGCATTAATTGTAATTTTTCATCACTTGTATTTAATCTTTTCTCTTCAATTTCTAAAGCCTGTTGTAAAGGTAAAATTTGCTGTTCAAACTTAGCTTGATCAATAAAAGCTTGTGTTTGATTTGGTGAAGATTGACCTTGTGGAGTGCCTGATAATAATTTTGGAATACTATCTGGCGAGCCAAGTGCTTTCTTAAGATTAAAAGTAATTCTTTCGTCCAAAATCTCAGCAAAAGTTTTACCAATATCTTTACCTTGGTTTGTAGTTTGAAATATTTTTTGAGCTTCTAATTGAGATTGATTTACAATAGATTGTCGTGCCTTACCAAAATTTGTTCCTTCTTGAGCTTTTAATGATTTTAATAATTTACCTTGCGTCATTCCACTCATTATTGAATCTATGAATGGAACTAAGGCTTTACCTAAAAATAGAGTTATAGCTGTTCCTAATTGATTTATCTTATTTTGAAATTCGAGCATTTTTTCAGAGTTTTCTTTTAAAATATCAGGACTGTTGCCAAATTTTTTATTAAATTCATCTAAGACTAGCTTTGCTGCTGAACCTTTTAATCCCATTTTTTCTAACTCTTTAGCCATTTTTTCTGTAGGAGTACCAATTAAACCTAATTTTCCAATTAAATTATCTATATTCTCTTCTGGTTTACGCAATGCTTGAGTTAAATCTTCCATAGCCGAACCAATGGCTGTACCCGCAATAGATAAAGCAAATCCAAACTGACCCATACCTGGTATTGCGGACAACGCTCCACCTGCAATACCGCCGGCTGCACCGCCTAAAGCTGAAATTGGTCCTTGTCCGAATAACAATGGGAAACCACCACCAATGATTCCACTACCAACAGCACCTCCGATTCCTCTTCTGATACCAGCATCTATCCCACTTCTTCTAAGTTTAGCTCTTGCTAACTCGTTTTCAGCTTTTATTTCTTGTTGTATAATTCTTGATTTTGCTTCACTAAAGCTTATGCCTTCTTTGTAGGACAACCTTTCTATTCTAAAAAGTTTTTCTTTATTAGATAGTTGTTTATTAAATTGCTCTTCAACTTTTACAGCATTTTTTATAGCCACTCTATAGTGATCTGTTCCTATAGCTGCTTCATTTACTGCTTTACGAGTACGACCAAGTTCTTTTGATAAATTATTAAAATTTTTAACCGAAGCAGGAAAAGCTTGACGAACACGTTTATTAAAAATATCTATTTCTTTTTGTAATCTTTTAGTCTCTACCCTTGTTTTTTGAAGATCTTTTGCACCTTTAATTGCTAATTCTAAATTGACGCTATAATCTGCCACTTTTTATAACAATTAAAATATTTATCTTATTCTACCTCTTTTCCCTTTTAAAGCACTACTTCTTTGTGCTTCTTCTTGTTGTTTTTTAAAATCTTCATGCTCTATTTCAGCATAAGCAGCCCAACCTATCATTTCTTCTATAGTCAAAGTCTCTGATAATTCAGCAACAGTTTTACCTAGTTCTTTTGCTAGTGAAAATATAAATTTCCAATCATTATTCGCTTTTCAATTCGGCTTTAGCCTCTTTTACCCCCTTTGTCTGACCAGCTTCTATCATTGCTAATTGTATTTCCTGTAAAATATTTGCTTCAACTTCTCGCCTTAGAGATGCTTTATCTCCATCTTGAAAAAGTCTATCTCCATTTTTATCTAATGCTTTTGTAATCATTAATGCTAAAGCATAATCATTTACATCATTTTCATTTGATTTTTTTTGTATTGATTCTCTTTCAGCAATGGTAAGTGGATGCCAATAGACACTAAAAATAACTTTATCATCTTTAATTACATCATGTTGATATAGCTGGCTAACACCAAAACTATTTTTCAAAAGTTCGATTGCTCTAGTCATAAAATAAGTATTGCTACTTTATTATACTAGGCATTAGCTGAGAATTGGCAAGATATTACACCAACAAAATGACTTCTATCTTCAATTTCAAGCATTACTGGCCCGTTAATATCCTGTACTCTTGGTGCAACACTAAAAGTATCAGAATAATCAGAAGCATTTACTGAAGTAAGGCCATCAATAACAGATTCACTTATAGCAGATAAAACAGAAGTACCCTTACTCTTTGGAACGTAGACATTACATTGAACAACGCCCGAATAATAATCTGTTGAGGCTCCTTGATTTTGTAAAGTTGCTTGTGTGAAATTTAAATTCATTACTACATATTTTTTAGCTTTACCAGGAGTCACAAAAGTAACATTGTCATATACAACAGAAACAGTATTATCTGCTGCTACAACTGCATCTGTAACTGCTTTTTCAAATGCTGCTCTTGCGTTTACTAATGTCATAATTAAAACTCAGTGTAACCAACACCACCTTTGGAAGATCCAAAATCTTGCATCTTACGTGATGCTACAAATAGTTTACCCTCTTTCATCGTTTCTTTTATTAATTTTCCTAATTCACCTTGTATAAAAACTTGTACTTTACCTCTTTCTAATGCGTAAGCTGCATATTTAGCTCTATTGCCAATAAAAACTGGTTTTTTGAAATTAAATGTTTTTTCTACAGGAAATCTTCTTTGTATTTTATACGCAGGTTTTTTATTAGTGAACGCAACACTTTTTTTAATATTAGCCCAAGGTTGAAAATCCTCTACTTTATCTTTTGCTTTTACAGCCATAGTTTGTGCTTTCCAGCTACTTGCAAAAAATCCTGTATAAACTGGACTTCTTTTCTTGGTTGATAATCCTTTATGTATTTTTCTTACTAATTGATTAAAGTCTGCATTTAACTGAGATTCAAGATCTTTTATCGGATCACTTTTTAAAAAATCTTTAGCCATCAGAACCGCACCAATACTGTATATAAATAAACCTGTCCACCTTTCTTTGTATCAATATCATAAATTTTTGCAGCTACATTAGATCCTGCATAACTCAATGTAATCTCATCATCAAAATCAACTTGATTATCACCTATCAAATCAGGAGTAATGTATAACTTTGCATTTCTCATCTCTTTACCTTCATCCTCTTCAGACCTAATAAACTCAATTGGAACGCTGATACTATAGCTAGTGTCTGTAGTTGTATAAACACCAGTGCTAGTGTTATAGCTTCCAGAAGCTTTTTTTGTATATGTGATCGTTGTATCAAGAGAACTACCAAGATCAGCAACAACCTGTTTGGCAATCTGCTTAAATGCTGAGTCTAACTGTCCTGCCATTATCCTCTAACCACCCTAAGTTGAAAACTGCCTGCTCCACCTAGCATATATGCTCCAAGATAACTTTGTAACCAAGGGTAGACATCAAGAATATTATTTATTGATCCTGTTCCCTGACTATCGGTATTATATTTGACTTGTATATCTCCTAGTTTAACTTCTTCAAAGTTACCATCTTTACCAGTAGTTCCTGTTATA